GGTGGTGATTTTCTGCTGGTCTATGAGCACTCACGAACCGACCTGATTACCTTTACCGATCTTGGCAGTCACTCCGAGTTGTTCAAGTAACTGATTCAGGAAAACAAATCCCGTCTATTGACGGGATTTTTTATCCTGTGATCGGCTTCAACTGGGCAGCTAGCAGCGTGGCTTTGCCTGCGTTGGTTGTGAATCCCGCCGCATCGGTCGGGCTCGGTGCAGGCCCAGGCACATGGGTGTGCCCTGCAAGTTGTGTATTCATCGCCTCTACCAGGTCAACCAGATCGCACAGGATCTGCAACGCATTGACGCCCTCGGAACCCAACCAGGTCTTTTCGGCCACGCTGCGCCGTAGGCCGCTGATCTTCTCCTGCATGTCTCCACCCACTGTGGTGTTGAGCTTCTGCCCCACTACCAGGTTCAGGTCGCGGCCGGTGGCCTGGTGTAGGTCGTCGACGGCGGCCAGGCTGGCGGATCCGCCGGACAGCAGTTTGAGCGTGCCCAGGGCCTCGATCGTTTTGATCCCCCCCACCGACTCGGTGCTGTGGTCGTCAATGCTGATGCTGCTGCTCTGGTAGTGCTCGGCGTTGTCCAAGGCTTCGACCTGGCGTTCGCTGGCCTGGTCGGTGATCTTGGCGTCGGTGAGCCGCGTCCAGTTACCCTCGGCGTCGGCGCGCTGTTGCACCGCTTCGCTGTGCTGCCAGAGCTGGTCGCCCTTCGGGACTTTCGGCAGGCTCAGGCCATTGGGCAGGATTTGCAGAATGAATGGCTTGTTCGGCAGGCCGTAGGCAAAGCTGACCACCACCGTGGTGCCTTCGCCCGGGAAGCCGAAAAAGCCCGCCTCGTCGGCGCCGGCCGGCACGGGCAAGGCCACGCTGAGCAGGTGCGGCATGCCCGGGTCGGGTTCGTCGTCCGGCCCCAATACTTCCAGGTCCACGGCATAGCGCGGGCGAAAGTCGTCACACAAGCCACTTTGCGCCGGCGCGTCGGAGACGCCCAGGACGCGGGCAAAGCGTGGCAGGTGGTAGTTGCCGGTCAGCTCCGGAAAACGGCGCTCGACGATGCGGGTTACGGTGTCTTCCATTTGATGGCCATCTCTGTGCCGGTGAGGATCACAGCGGTGATGCGCTCGCCCTGGTTGATGGTGGCGCCGGGTCGCAGGCCCGGGAGGGCAGCGACGGTGGCGCTGCGGTTGCCCTGGTAGTTGTCGAACAACTCCACCGGCAGTTGCAGCGGCGGTTTGTCGCCCCAGAAACTGTCGGCCCAACTGCCGACATACACCTCGCCGTCACCCTGCTGATGCCAGATGAAGTCGGGGATCCGGAACACCTGGCCCAGGCTGTCCATGGTCTGAATGCCGGTGGCCAGCGAGTAGAAGTACGGTGCCTTGGTCTTGGCGTAATCGGCGTCCGGCACCCGAAAGCGCAACCCGGTGTGCTTGCTGACCTCGATCAGCACTTCGCTCAGGTTGACGTGGCGTAAACCCATGGGCAACGGATGGTCGAGGATGGCGGCGACTTCCCGACAGAGCAGGATCTGCTCCAGGCGGTTGGCCGTGGTGCTGCGCTCGATGTACCCGACAAAGTGCCGCTGCAGCGGTTTGTCGTTGTAACCGACGTCGAGCGTCACCAGACCCTTGATCGGCTTGCCGGCCTTGACCACGAAGCTGGCCCGCCCCGGAGTGTGCAGGTCCAGACGGACTTCATCGCTGACCAGGTCGTAGCGTTCGCCATTGATGCTCAATACTTTGTGCAGTTTCATGACGCCGGTCCCAAGTAATCGTCCATGCGTTTCAAGATGCCTTCAAAGCCGCTCAGTTCGGTAGCGCCGGCGGATTCGCCGTCAGCCGTAACCGACGGATCCGCCACCCCGGCGCCAGTGCCGCTCTGTTGCTGAACCCTGTTTTCCGGGCGGCGAGTTTCGACCCGTTCGGGGTTCGAGAGTTTTTCGGTCAGGGTGAATTGCACCCGCCAGGCGGCGAGGATCTCGTCTTCGCGCACGCTGACGCTGTCGCTGAATTCCACCTGACGCACGCCGAAGGCCCGAGCGGTGTTGTTGACCACCCGATAGGTCTTGAGCTGTCCGCCGGCGTCGGTGGCTTCCACCAGGCGCATCAGCTCGGCCAGGTGCAGTTCGTCGCGGTAGGGAATCATCAGCGACACGGTCAGCGCCTTGGCTTTGAAGCCCTTGTGCGCGCTGTCGGTGTTGCTGGTCTGCCCGGACATGTCTTCGCTGTCGATTCGCACGTTGGCGGTGACCTTGAGCGCCTTGCCATTGATTTTTTGCCCATCGAGCAACAGCGTCATAGGCCCACCAGCTCCTGAACAAAACTCAGCGCTTCGAGCGGGCCGACCAGCATCACCCCGGCGCACAGCACCCATTCATGCCCCGGCGAGGTTTGCGCGAGCAAGGCGCGGCGCAGCTCGGCCGGTTGCCCCGGACCAAGCATCAGCGTCAGCATGCTGGCGTCCGGTGTGGGGTTGGCCAACTGCTCCTGCAGGTCTTTCAACTGCTGATCGCAGGCGGCACTATGGGCCACCTTGCGCGCGGCCAAAGCCGTCAGATCAGCCAGCGGCGAACTGTCGGCGGTGTAGCCTTCCAGCACCGCCAGTTGGCTGGACAGCGACTGCCTTGAAGCCTTGGTGATGGTGCAGCGCTCCAACGGCAGAGTGCCCCAGCCCAGTGACGAGCCGGTGCCGGGTAATTCCCACTTTTGCGCCTCGAGCAGGGACAGGTGACGCGCACGCTTTTCGGTGCGCAGCAGCTCCGGTACCGGCAACAACGCGTTGAAGCGTGACAGGGTGTCGGCCAGTTGATCGAAACGCATCGACAGAAACAGCACCACCAGGGCGTGCTGCTCGCCGGCCACAACCGCCGTGCCAGAGGTGTCGAGCAGTTTGTCGGCCAGCACTTGCACCAGGTTGGGCGCAGACAGAAAGCGCTGATAGCCACGGCCCTGACCCACACCCCGTTGAAACGGGGTCACCACAAGGCACGCCGGCGCCTGGCCCAGCTGCTCGGCCATGGCCGCACGGCCGGTGGCGATCGCCGCTTGGGCGGCACCGGCCACCGGTCCCGGCGCGGTGGTGGCCAGCCCGTCCAGATCGCCGAGGCGCAAGGCCGTGCTGACCAACTCGGCGCTGGCCAAGCCCTTGGCCACGTCCAACCCTTCAAGCCATTGGGTGGCCTGCGCCGGCCAGCGCATGGTCACCGCTGCCCAGCTCATGCCGGCGGACTCCATTCAATGGCTTTCATCGCGACCAGGTCTTTGTCGACCAGTGCCTGGGCCAGATCTCTTTTCAGGGCTTCGGCCTGTTGCAGGGCGCTTTGTTTGAACATCACCAGGTGCTGGCCAACCCGGTGCAGCTGTGCGGCGCTGTGTTCCCGAAAGGCCTTTTCCCCTGCGGTGTCGGTGCAGGCGCAGAGCCCCTCATACCCGCTGAGGATCATCCCGGTCAGGTTGACCTGGTCTTGCAGCGCGCTGTCATAGTCGTGGGTGTCGCCCAGGGCGTCGGAGGTGAACCCCGACACGATGTAGGCGGCGCAGCCGTCGTTGATCAGCTCAAGTTTCAGCGTGTGCAGCTTGGCCAATTGGGTGTCGAGGTCATCGACCCAGCGCCCGTTCTTCCAGAGCTGGTCCGGCTCCGGGCGCTGGGTGGTGTAGCCGTTGGGGATCGGGCCGACGCCGGTCAAGGTCAACGGCTCTCGGTTGGTCGTGTTGTAGACGATCAAGCCGTTGAAGTAATCCAGCAGCTGCCAGGTCTTGCCGCTCCAACAGGCGGCTTTGAACTCCGGAATGTCCGCCGGTGGCGGCACCGGCACACAGCCGCCGGGGATCAGAAACACCCCGGGTTCCAGCGGCGACTCTTCGGCCTCGATCGGCCCGACATACAGGCCCAGCGGGTTGGTCTGGTAGACGATTTTCGTGTTCATAAAGGCTCTCAATACTTGATGCAGACCAGCAACGCCTCGTTGATCGGACGGGATTCGGTGTCACCATCGCCATAGATGGTTAAGGTGTGCTGGTGAACACCGGCGGCACCGGTGGTGGTGTTGCCGGTCGGCGCGACGTTGATCTCACTGCCGTAATTCACGGTGACGCTACCGCCACTGCCAGCCGCCGAATAATGAGCGTGACCGCCTGCACTATCTGCGACACCTCCGTGGGTGTGATGCAGGTTTGCTGGAGCCTGTATTGACCCCAGGTCACGGTTCGGGTCAACGCCGCGCCCGTCATCCAGGCCCCGCGTAAACAGCCCGCGGCTGTCGCCCACGTTGAAGGTGGTGCTGCCGTCGCCGGCGCCGTAACGGGTGCCGATTACGGCAAACAACTTGGCGTAGGCGGTGCGCGACACGTTGGCGCCGTTGCGCTTGAGCCAACCCGGGGGCGCGCTGGCCATGTCGAAAGCCGCCACCATGCCCACCAGCGAATCGCTGATCTGTTGGTTGAGGTGGTTCAGTGCGGCCGTGGTGGCGAGGATCTCGCTGCTGTTGCTCGCCGGATCATCACTTTTCGCATTCGGCAGGTTTCCAAGGCCCACGTCCGCCTTGGTCGTGGCCTGGGCTCGTAGTTGTGGGTAAGTACCAACACGGTTGGCAAAGTGTTGCATCAACGGGCCGAAAACCGGCTCGACCGTGCGCAGATCAGCGATCTGATCGGGCGCCGAGAAGTCAGCGAGCGGAACGCAGAAGTGCATCTCGCCGGCGGCGTCGATGTAGTCCGCTTGCTCACCAAACACGACCGACCAAGTGACCACGCGATCATTGAGCTGTCGCTGAAGGCACACGTCGAGCCAGACTTTTCCCACCGCAGGCGTGAGGACTTGAGACGCCGCCAGCCGGACCCGTAGCCCTTCAATGTAGGCGATGCCCGGGGTTAACTGGACACTGCCCCCGGTACTTTCAAGCTGGAAGGCCGCGCCGAAGAAACAAGCACGCCCATAGACATCGCTGTTGGCGACACGCTCCCGGGTGTCAATGCCGTTCAGGCGCACGGTGAAGTCGTGCTGCCAGGTGCTGGCATCGACGGTGATGGCGGTCAGCGCCTGGGCGCCGTCGAACACCACCAGGAAGTTGCGGGTGACGTTGTTGCCGATCTGGTTGGGCAGAATGGTTTTGCGCTTCTGCTGCACCGGCACATAGGCCACCGACAGCAGCACACCCTCGGCGGTTTCCAGGCCAATCCAGTTCCAGTCGAAGTCGCCGACGTCACTGCCCATCATCAGGCTGTAGACCACCTGGTTGGGGTTCACATAACCTTTCTGGGTGCAGTCCTGGGTGTACACAATTTGGTCGGCTGGCGGCTTTAAGCCGTCGCGGTCCACCGGACTGTTGGGGTCCAGCCCGGGTACCAGGGCCAAGACAAAGCGCACGACTTCGAGCACTTCGCCGGCGGCTTGTTTCTGGGCGATCAGGCTTTCGCCGGCTTTGGTAATGGCAGCGGCCATAAAGCAGCCTCCTACAGCGTGGCGATCAGGGTCAGCTGATCGTCGTTAAAGTCAGCCACCGCGACCATCAAGGTCACGGGGGAAAAGGTCACAAAGTCATAGCGCCGGCAGGTGCGGCCGTACTGCTGGACGATCACCCGCAACAACTCGGGGTTGTCCGAGAGCTGCGAGTCGCTGAGCTTGAGCAGCACCACGTCCCAGTCACGATCGGGCAGACGCTCCTCGATCTCGACGTAACCGACGCCGAGGCGGTTGAGCACCCGCATCAAGCCAGCGGTGGAACCGGCGTCCACGGAATTGATGAAGGCGAATTTGACGCGCAGGCGGTACAGCGACTCGGGCTCACCGGCAAAGCGGGTGATGTCGCGTTGCCAGGCCAGCAGCTCCAGAATGTTCAGGTGGCAGCTGTCGGCGTCCATCTGCAGCAAGGGCCATTGCGCCCAGCCCTCGACCTGTTCCCACCAGGCTTGCGCGGCCGCCTTGAGCTTGGTCAGCTCGCCGCCACTGAGCCAGAACGGCAGTGCGAGCTTAAGCATCGAGCAGCACCTCCAGACTTTGAATCCGTGGGATGTTCAGGGCTGAGAGGATGTCGCTGTTGGCAAAGTGCAGGGACTGGATCCGGGGGAACTGCTCGTGCAGTTCCTCG